AAAATTATGAAGAAATGGTTGAAAAATATGGATTAGAAATAAGTGAAATTTTTAGAAAATGTTTAGATATAATTTGGTTTGAAGCAAGAGAATAGGAGAGATAAGAATGGGAATTTTAGAAGTTTTAACATTGATATTTATAGTATTAAAACTATGTGGAGTAATAGCTTGGAGTTGGTGGTTAGTTTTATTACCAGAGATTATAGCATTTATTTGTTACATATTAGTGATAGTTATTACAGTATTTACAGGAAGAAAAGTTAGTAAGAAAATGGGGGAATTTTAATATGAATAATGAAATAATAAAGAAAATTAATAAAGAAATAATGGATACTAAGGTTAATATAGCATATAAAGACTTTGAAAGTATAGTAAGAGAACTACAAGATAAGGATAAAGAAATTAGAAAATTAAAAAAAGAAAATAGAAGTTTAAAGTTTAAAAATATTGGTGAGAAAATTAGTGAAGAAGTAGATTCTGATTTTTTAAAAGCTGGTAGTAAAGCTTGTTCTGAAGCTTTAAAATTTGAAGAATCAATAGATAAGGCTAGAGAATTTTTAGAAGCCGATATTGAAAAGTGTGATAATGGATATATAACTGATTATCCAAATTTTCAAGAGTTAATAGATAAAGAGAGACTTAAATATTTAGAGTCTAAGAAAGTAGAAGATCTTACATTAAATGATTGTATAGAAGAATGTTTAATAAGATTAGATTTAGGACAAGATAAACATAAAGGTAAATTATTTGAAATAGATTTAACTAGATATTTTCATTTATTATATTGTCATAGAAAAGAACAAAATTATGTAACTGATTCAATAATGGATGAGGGTTATGAAGAAGTTCTTTTAAATATAGAACCAATGCTTTGTTTTGATAAAAATGGTACATCTATTAAACATAAGGTTACTTTAAAAGTTAAAATTCCAGAATAAAGAGTACATAATTATATTACCCCTAAATATATAGCTTATACACAAAAAAAGTGTCAAGAATTATTGACAAATCTATATTTAAGTGATACCATTTAAATATAGAAAAGAAATAAATATAGAGATATATTAAGATAGTCGGATTGGAGACGTAAAACCCAATTCCATTGGTCGGAATGAAGACCTAAAACTCATTTCCATTGCAGAGATAACTGCTAAAAATCAAAAAAGGATGGCTATTTTAGCTGTCCTTTTTATTGTTTAGGGGGAGAAAATGGCGGAAAACAATTTTAAAGAACGTGTAAGAAAAGCTGCGATAGATGGAGCTAGAATTTATCAAGAAATATTTTTAAATTACGAATATTTAATTTGTTCAGAAGCTTTTAATATTGAGAAGTACTATATTATAGATGGACAAAAAGATAACTATCAACATTTAGTTGGAATAAATCCACTTATAGATAAGGAAGAGTTTTTTATTAAAAGCAAAAATGGAGAGCTCACATTAGATGATTTTAATTTTGATAAGGATGGTGCATCTGAAAAGTCAACAAAAGGTACAGTAAGAAGGAAAATTATCGCTTTACCTAGTATTGGAAATTTATTCACTAAAGATACTATGGTTCAAGAAAGATTTATAAAGAATACTAACTTTTGTCATTTTGCTACTAGCGATAACAAATGCACTTTAGGATTTGTTTCTACACCAAAATCTCGTCCTAAAACGTTATTAAAAGGTAATGAATTAAAAAAAGATAAAATGAAGAAAGTGGATTTGATAATTAGAAAAAAGAAAGATGAAAAAAAATTTAATGAAATTATTGTTGGAGATATTAATATTTTAATGAAGCATTTTAATGATATAAAAGAGCTTATAGATGATAGTTTAATAACACTATCAAAATCTTATATTCAAAAAGAAGTTGCATCAGAAGGTATTGAAAATGATGATAAATAGTACATATGAACTTAGTGGACAAGCTAGGTTCTTTTTATATACCATAAAATAGGAATCTGTTAAGTTGTTATGAAAAAATAGCTTAACCATTTATAAAATTACTCGTTCTTTAATAGCTATTGTATTCTCAAGTTTTGAAAGGGTCAAGGTTCATTTAACTTAACAGATCGTTATAAAAGAGAAGGAGAAGTAAACATGAAAAATTACGAAGAAGAATTAATGAGAAGAGAGATGGAATTAGATAGAAGGTCTAGAGAACTGGAGTTAAGAGAAAGAGAATTATACTTGAAGGAAAGAGAATTAGACTTAAGAGAAAGGGAGTTAAACCTAGGTAAAGAAAATAATTTTAGAAAAGAATTCGATGAAGAGTTTAAAAAATGGGAAAGAAGACGTGAAGAAGAGTGGCAACGTCAAGAGGAAAGAAGACTTGAAAGAGAAAGATTTGAGAAAGCACAAAGAGATTTTATAAGAAGGCAGAATTTTTAAACTAAATCCAATCCTAAGTGTTGAAGAAAATTTAAAGGAGAAGAATAAAATTATAAACCATATCTATAAAGACCACTAATGAGAATGGAGAATGAGTTAGAAATAACCCTTTCAACAAATAAAAATAGAATAGACTTATAGTAAGTAAAGAAGAGCTTTCATAGTTTTATGAAGGTTCTTTTTTGTTTACTAATTGGGTAGTTGGGAGGTGATTAAAATGGCAAAAGGAAGTAAGATGATTGAGTGTGATGAAAGACAATTGAAGGCTATTGAATTGCTTATTTCTGGTGAATCTGTCAGTGAAACAGCGAGGTTAGTTGGAGTAGATAGGAAGACTGTTGGTGAATGGAAAAAGAGAGATTATTTTAAGGCAGAAATGGACAGGCAGATGTCCGCTTTAAAATCTGGTATAGAAAGAAAGATCCTAACCAATGTTAACCCTATGATGGATAAATTAATGAAGATAGCTTTAAATAGTGATAGTGATAAGACATCGTTAGATGCTTTAATTTATTGTATAAATAGGATTTGTGGTACTCCTACTAAGATTGTAGAGAGTAATAACAATGAAAGCAAGAAAGATGATGTTAAGGATATAAATTCAATGTTAAAAGAGCTTGATGAAACTGTTCAATAAAACACTTGTTATAGTGAACACTTTATTTACTTGGATTACTGTTATATAAATGGCTTAATTATGGCTAAAAGTGTTCACGAAAATATTATAACCTTTTTGTTGACACTTTGTAATTAAAGATATATAATGAAGATAGTTAAGGGGTGGGTACTTCTGTATTTTAGAGGTTTCTCTCAGGTGGTCGGTGGACTACATAAAAATTCTAACTATTTTTTAATCTGATAAATTACAAAGAGGTGTTATAAATGATAAGAGGTTATTGTAGATGTTCTACTAATGAGGATAAACAGGATATAAACAGACAAATTAGAGAGCTTAAAGCTTTGGGAGTTGAAAGAGATAATATATTTTTAGAATATGAATCTGGAACTAAAAAAGATAGAGTTGAATTTAATAGGCTGTTAAATGAATCTGAAGAAGGGGATACTATAATAACTACAGAGGTTTCAAGACTTTCTCGTTCTACTCAACATTTATGTGAAGTTATTGATATTATAAAGAATAAGCATTTAAAATTGGTTATAGGTAATACAATGACAATAGATTGTACTAAGGGCGAATTAGATCCAATGACAAATGCCTTTTTACAAATGAGTGGAGTGTTTGCTGAGTTAGAAAGAAATATGATTAGTGCCAGAGTTAAGTCAGGTATGGCAAATGCTAAGGCGAAAGGGAAAGTAATTGGAAGACCTAAGGTAACAAGTGAAGATATCCCAAACATATTCTATAAACACTATCCATTATATAAGGATGGAAAAATAAAAATTGCAGAGTTCTCAAGGCTATGTAATATGTCTAGAACTACAATTTATAAATATTTGAAGATTTTAAAGGACTTAGATTAAATCTAGGTTCTTTTTTTATGCAATTAAATAAGGGAGGAGGAGATTTTATAGAGTGATTTACTTTGACAATATAGAATTTAAAGATGATAAATTATATGACCTTTATATATTAAAAAAATACCTTATATCACATTACGGGGAAGAGAAAGCTATAAAGCTTATTACCAATAATGATATAGATGAAATAGCAAAAGCATTAGGAAATATAGATATAGAGTTTTTCTGTTTATATTTTTTACAAGATATATTTGTTGTTAAAGATACTAATGAAGCTAGAACATTGAGTAAGGATCATTATGAACTATGGCAACTAGCAAATAAAACATTTATAGAAGATTTATATGATAAAGTTAATATAGTTTGTCCTAGAGGGTTTGCAAAGACTACTATTTTTGATTTGGCTATTTCTATATGGTTAGTTTGTTATAAAAAATCTACGTTTACTTTATTGGGAGCCAAAAGAGAAGATGATGCCACTCAGTTTATAGATAGTATAAAAGGAGTATTTAATAAGAATAAAAAAATTATTAGTAATTTTGGAAAGCTTATAGATAAGAAAAAATTTAAAGTAAATGCTAGTGAAATTGAATTTACAAATGGTTGTTATTTAAGAGCTATGGGTTCTGGTACTTCTGTAAGAGGAGCTAACTTCAAAGGAATAAGACCAACAGTAGTAATAGCTGATGACTATCAGGATGATAAAGATGTATTAACTGATGAAGGAAGACAGAAGAAATATGATAACTGGACTAAACAAATAGAAAAGGTTGGAGATACTGCTGTATTCAGAAATGGAAAGAAAATTAAACAAGCTACTAAGATAATTTCTATTGGTACAATAATACATTTAGATTGTTTAATCAGTAGGCTTAGTAGAAATAAATCTTATTATACTGTTTTAAAACAAGCAATTATATTAAAAGAAGATCAAACCGTAGATGATATTTTTGATTCTGAGTTATGGAGAGAATGTAAAAAACTATATTTTGATGATTCATTAGAAGATAGTATGGAAGCTGCAAATATATTTTATAAAAAACATAAAAAAGAAATGCAGTTTAAAGTTCTATGGCCAGAAAAGTGGGATTGTTTTATAGATTTAGCTATTCCTTATTGGGAAAATAGATCTACATTCATGAGTGAATTAATGAATGATGCAACATCAATAGGTGAGAAGTGGTTCAAGTCTATTCTTACAAAAACTAAGGAAGAAATTGAAGGACACAAGTTTATTAAAACAATGCTTTGTGTAGATCCAGCTAGTACAACTAAAAAGAAATCTGACTTTACGGCAATGGTTGTTGGTTCTCTAGCCACTAATGGATTTAAATATATGAGGGAGTTAGTACTTGATAAATTAGAATTTAATGATTACTGTCAAAAAGTAGTTGATATTTTAGTTATGTACACAGATATAACACATATTTATATTGAGAAAAATACATATCAAGGTTCTGATGTTATAAAAATAAAAGAATTAATATCAAAACATCCTAAGTTAAGAGATAGGTCTTTTATATGGATTAATGAAATGCAACGTAAAAATAAAGATGAGAAAATATCTACTGTTATAGATCCAATAAATAATGGACAAGTCATTTTTGTTGATAACAATAGAGAATTTACTGATTTAATTTTGGAATTTCAAGGTCAACAATATACTTTACATGATGATAGTGCAGATATAACTGCTGAATGTGTAAATAGATTAGATGCTATCCAGGTAAGAAGGAAGGCAACATTGAGTATATTCAATTTTTAGAAAGGAGAGTGAATTATGGCTATAGATATTGAAAAAGTTAAAAAGCTTAGAGAAAAGTTTGATAATAATTTAAATACATATAAAAAAATGGATGATTATTATGTTGGAAAAACAGATATTCTAAGTACATATAAAAAATCTAAGATTGGCTTAAATAGAAAGGTTAATGTTAATTTTATTAAAAAAATGGTTGATGAAGAAGTTAGCTTTGCGGTTGGTAATCCTATTAGCTATGTACCCAGCTTGACAATTGAAGAAATTATTGAAGGTAAAAGTGTTCAAGATAGTGTAATAGAATCTAATTTAGTTAACCTTATAATGAAAGAAAATGTTAATGTAGATGCTATATTATGTACTAATATGTTAAAGTTTGGACAGGCATATGAACATTACTACTGGAAAGATAATAAGTTTAAAATTAAAGAATATGATCCATTAAGTATAATAGCTGAACTTGATGAAGAAGATGAAGTTATTAGTGCATTAAGAGTATTTAAGTTAGATGATATAGAATACATGGATTATTTTACAGATAAAGAGGTTATTAGGTTAGATACTGATTACAATATCGTTGAGACAACACCTCATTATTTTGGATTTTGTCCTATTGCGTATGGAAGCCAAATAGGATGTTTTAAAAATACGATATATAACGATATAAAAGCCTTACAAGATCAAATTGAAGGAATTTTATCCGATTTGTCAAATGAGATAGGTGACAGCAGGTTAAGTTATTTAATTTTAAAGAATATTAGTGTTCCAGAAGAAATTAAAGCTAAATTTACTGATGAAAAAACAGGTAATATTGATATGAATGGTATTATGGAAAGTATTTTAATGGGGATGAGAGATAATGCAATTTTAAATATAAATAGTAATGATGAAGAAAATAGATTTGCAGATATTAATTATTTAATTAAAAATGTTAATGCAGAAATGCACATAAATGCTTTAAATATGTTAATTGATTTAACATATCAAATTTCTCAACATATCAATCTTAATGATAAACCTAGTTCAAATACTTCAGGTGTAGCATTACAGACAAGAATAATTTCTTTAAGAAATAAAGTTAAAATGCAACAAAATTATTTAACTAAAGTTATTAAGAAAAGAATTAAAGCTATTATAACAATGATGATAAAAAATTATAACAACAAAGAGTTAAATTATGAGAAGGTAGGAATCGTTTATAATATGAACGTACCGAGCGATGATGCTGCAACAACAGACATAATAACT